CATAATGTGGTAATAATCAGCATTTCACCGCGTAATGCTCCCACAGAAAGGGGATCCGGCATGAAAGGAAAAGGTTTGTTTATTGCTTGCGGCGTCGTCTGTGTCATGGCGTTGGCCTGCCTCATTGGCGGCGATTATAGCGCCTTTGGCGGGGCTTTGATTGTGGCCGCCGTCTTACTCGCGGTTGCGCTCTTGAAGCGCAGGAGGGCGCCGCAGACGCCCACGCAGGTGCCTGTTGCGGCACCGTGCGAAACCGCCGCCGCGGAACCCGTTCCGGCTGCTCCCGTGCCCACCGCCGACGGTATAAGGGTCATAACAGGAAAATGCGGGTGCATGACTGTTCAGGAAACCGTGTCGCACGTCCTGTTTATCCCGGTCAAGAACAGAAAAATATTGTCTATCGAAAGCGATCAATGCCCGTGTGGTCACAGCTTTGGCTCCTGGAACGAAAAAGTTCACCGCGGTGCCGCACAGTCCGATCGTTTTGAAAAGGCTGTCCATGAACCTATTGGCTTGCTTGATTTCGACGTTGACAGGGGCCTTGCAAAAATAGCAGGTTCCAGCGGCACAGAGTACATGACAGATCTTGATTGGTGTTCCTGCCCGGACTTCGACAAACGGAGTAAACCGTGCAAGCACATATATTTCCTTGCCCTGCAAATGGGATATACAAGCGGCGATTTTTATTCCTGCTGACTTTCAGCGGCTCCTATATGGGGCCGCTTTTTTCATGCCTTTGCGCCTGTCAGCTGCTCGATCCGCTTTCCGATCTCACGCTGCAGGGTTTCGTATGCCAGGGCTTCCGCCTCTGCTCTCACTTCCTCGTTTCCCATCATGTGGGGAACGGCTGGCGAAAGCAGCTTTTTGACGGGGAGGCGTTCCGCGCCGCGCCGCTGCACAATGGCGGTGTGCCCGGATCGGAACGTGGTAATAAACGCTTTCAGGCCGCCCGCCTCCAGCGGTTTCATGGCGCCGCTGTTCAGAACCTTGGCCGCCGCCGCGGCTGTGTCCGTGTTCGGCTGTGTCATAAAGTCCATAATGTCCCGCATGGGACCCTTGGCCAGCACGGTGGCCTCCAGGGTGGAGGCGCTGGCGGAAAGGACCTTGCTTTCCGATTGCAGCGCCTTTTTTTCTTTCAGCGCATACCGGCCCTTGCTGTCCTTTATGATTTGCTGGCGGACCTTTCTGGCGGTGCTGTTCAGGGCATTTTTCAGCACGTTGGGCGCCCCCAGCTGCTGGGGCAGCGTTTTCAGCTGCCGCATGATCCTGGCCAGTTCTTCGTCGGTGTCGATCTGCAAAATGCTTTGATCGCTCACGATCTCACCGCCTCCAGTTCAATGGCCAGCACTCCGGCCTCCTCGGTGCAGGATTTCACCTTGTACGCCTTGCCGTCCAGCGTCAACACGACGCCCTGGGCTGGGCGGGGGCCAAAATCAGCCTTTGCCACATAAACCAGACGCCTGGCCTTGTATGTGCCCTCCGTCTGTGCGGCCATGATCTTGGCTTTGTCCCGCTCCAGCAGTTCGTTGTCGTCCACCACCGCGGCCATTTTCTTGCCGTTGACCGTGTGGGTGTCTGCGAACTCCAGGCAGTTCAGGAATGTGGTGGAAATATCCGCCGCGATCTGCTCCTTGAACGTAGGGGCGCCCATTACAGGGCACCCCCGCCGTTATCCGCAGCAGGCGGCACAATGGCCGCCGCGGGGGTCTGGACGATAGCCGCCGCCAGGCGTTCCACGATCAGCGCCTTGGCAGCGCCGCGCGGGAGATCCACGCCCAGGTCCTTGGCCAGCTTTTTCAGGTCGTCCTTGTTCATTTCCTCCAGCTGTGCGGGATCCAGGTGGCCCTCCACCATGTCGGTGTCGTCACCGCTATGGTCACCGTCGGGGTTCTCCTGGGTGGCCTCCTGGGCGTCCTGGGTGCCCTCGGTGGCGTCCGCGGCCTCCTGGGTGCCCTGGGTGGTGGCGGCGTTCTCGGTGCCGCCCTGGCCGCCGTCAGCGTCCTGCGCGGGCGTTGCGGCCTCCTCCGCCGCGTCGTCGGTCATTTTGGCGCTGCCGGCAGAAAGCCACGCCTGCACCATGCGCTTGTCATAGGCGGGGAGGGTGTCGCCCGCCTGATACATACGCCCGCCGTACAGGATCGGGCGCTGTGCTGTCAGTCGCTTCATGTTCCTTTCCTCCCGGCTCTTAGCCCAGCAGTTTCACCAACACGGTTTCGTCCCCGCTGGCCGCAGGGGCGGCAGCGTAACCCGCCGGAATGTTGTTCACCTTGCTGGAACTCTCACCAGTGGAGGCCACGGTGGTGATATTCTTGTTGGTTTCGTCGTAGTACACCGCCGCGCCCATGGTCATGGCACCGGTGGCCTTTTCCATCTCAAAGACGCCCACCACATGGAGGTGGCCGGTTTCGCCGGCGGCAATATCTTCACCGGCCACGCCGATCCTGGTTCCCAGGCTCACCACTTCGCCGTTTTTGACTGCGGCGCTGGCCTTGTAGTCCAGCACCTCGCCTTTCTGCCAGTATTTTGCGGTCATGTTCTCTTACCTCCTGTTAAATAGTCGTGCCGGGGTTCTTGGCAATACCGCGGAAGTCAACCGCAGTAATACCCCAATCCAGCCAAATGTCCCACACAAAGCCCAGGCGGCCCGGAACCTCGCTGCGGCGAATGGTGGGGGTTTCCTGGCCGTTCAGGTAGTCCACCTGCAGGCTCTTGGCGTAACGCTGATCGCCGGCGACAAACCAGGGGATCGCGTTGCCGTCACCGGCCAGGACGTTCAGGGCGCCCTCCTCAATGACCTGCAGCTTGTTGCGGTACTGGTACAGGGCGTTGGCGGTGTGGCTGCCGATCCCGGTTACGTCGATCAGGGCGGTTTCCAGGATCTGAGACAGCTTAAAGCCGTAGCCCACGGGGACGATCACATACTTGGGTTCCACCATGATGGAATCACCGAACGGGTCTTTCTGGTGCAGTAGTTTCAGCATGGCGGCCTGCAGGGTGTCAATGGACGGGGCGGCGCCGCTGGCGATCAGGTTGTTGTGGGCGTTGTCGAACAGGGAAACACCGTCGAAAATAGCGGGGTTGTCGATCAGGATCTTGTAAACCTGCTTGTTGATCGTGCGCTTGGCGCTCATGGCATAGAGGCCCGGCATCTCGGTAATAAAGCCCACGTCGTCGTTGATAAACGCCTGGCGGGTCATGCTGAACTGGCGGCCAAAGGTGTCGATCTGGCGCTGGGGAAGCAGTTCCGTCTTGGGGGCGTCGGCTTTCAGTTCGCCGTTTTCACCTACGCGCAGGAACTCACCGGCGCCGCCGGCCAGATAGCTGTGATCCTTGGTGGGCTTAAAGTCGCTCACGCTGCCCTTGGTGGTCCACAGCTGGAACGTGGTGGGGATCTCCTGGTACATCTGGACAATGTTCTTGCGGATCGCGTTGTCCAGGATCGCGGGAAACGCCGCGGTGGGGTTGAAGAACTGGCGGCAAGCCTCGTTCCACAGGTCGTCCTTGCTCATACGCAGCAGGGAGGTGGTGGTGCCCACGCCGTCGCGGGCCATGCACTCAATAGCCAGATCGCGCAGGGAGTAGCCGCGCATTTCCTCCGCTCCGTTGGCGGGGTTCTGGACGTTCACACCGGCCCGCAGCAGCATGGCGTCCACAGCTGCCTGGCGGAAGTTGTCGCCCTCGTCGCCGTTCATACGGCTGGAAACAGGGGCGCCGTGTTTCAGCAGGTAGTCCACCGCCGCCTGTCTTACGGTGTCCATGGTGGCGCCGTTGCTGATATACTCCGTTGGATCCATGCCCGCCTGGCGGCACAGCGCGGTAATGTCGCTCACGCGCTGGCGCTCTGCGGTGACGGCCTGGCGGGCGGCCTCGGTGGGGTCGGTGCCCTGCTGGCCGTTATCGTTGCCCATACCGCGGGCGCCGTTGGCGGGGGCTTCGCCGCCGCCCTGGCCCTCTGCTCCCTGGGCGGGGTTGTTGCCCGCTGCGTCGATCTGGCGCTGCAGGCCGTCAAACTCTGCTCTTTCCTCTGCCGTCAGGTCGCGGCCAGCGGCGCGGGCGCCGCTCACAATAGCCTGCTGACGGGCGATCATTTCCTGAATGGTCATGGTTGTTTTGCCTCCTCAATGATAAAGATTTTTGTTGATCTGGATCTGCTTTTCGTAAACGGAAAGATCCGGGGCCGTCGCCTGTTCCGGGTCGTCGGCTCTGCCCACGCCCACGGTGGCGTCCGCCGGCACGGAAACAATGGACACCTCCAGCGGCGTCCATTTGCGGGCGATCTGGCAGGGGCCGGTGAAACGTCCGTCCGCGGAGGTCTTACCGGCCACCACTTCCTCCCAGCTGTCCACGCTGTAACGCACGGACGTGGTTTTCAGGGTGCCGGATTTGACTTTGCCGAAAATCTTTTCGGCGTCGTCGTCCGTGTCGAACTCCACTTCGGCCATGCCGCGGTGGTTCTCCACCCAGGCGCGGATCACTTTTCCCACCACCTTGTCGGTGTCGTGGTTGAAAAGCAAAACGCCCACGTCGTTCAGGCGGGAGAGATCCAGCGCGTTCTCCGCGTGATCCAGGATTTCCATACCGAACCAACGGCGGTATGGTTCCTCGCTGGAAAAGCTGATCGTGCGCCTGCGGCTGTCCTCCTGGCCCTCTGCGCGGCTGTTGGCCTCAATGTGGCCCATGCTTCGCTGCCCGCTGTTTCTGTCCCTCCTGGGGTCATTCGCCTGCGGTGTTCTGCTGTGCTGCTGTCGTTCCATTTCCAAAAATTACACCTCCTAACTCGACGCCGACGGATCGGCCATATTCCAGGACTTCGGCCATTTCGTTGACGGCCTCTTTCCAGTCCTTGCCCTGTTCCGCGCAAACGTCCTGAAACGTCTTTTGCCCGGATTGCAGGGCGGTTTTGCCGGCGGTGCTTTCCTTGGCCGGGTCGATCCACTTCTTGGGGGCTTTCGTCCAGGTGTGGGAAAGGTATTCCGCCTTTTTATCCCAAAATCCGGGCATATCAACCAGCCCGGAGAGATAACAGGAAATAACAAAGGTTTCGTACACCTCCGACATGAAATCTGTCAGCAGTTCCACGTCCTCGGTGTATGTGTTTTCGTCCTCAATGGCATTTTGCCGCGCGGAGGAGTAGGTGGCCCCGCTCATGTCACGGCTGACGGCCTCATAACTCAGGCCCTGGCCTGCGGCAATTAGCCCCTGCTGGGTTTTCAGGAACCCGGCTGCGTCGCTGCCGGAACCTTTCGGATCCACCACCTGGATTTCGTCACCGGCGCCCAGGCTCTGGATCATGCCGGGGGCCAGCTTCTTGCCCTCATAGTCCATTCCGCCGTCCGGCGTTCTGGCACCGCCGCGGCCAAAACCGCCGCTTGGGATCGCCCGCTTGATGAATACGGCCAGGCAGGCCGCGATCCGCTCCTTGACGGAAACAGCGGTTATAAACTCGTTCGTGTCGCGCACTCTGGTGATCGTGGGGGCCATATCGGACATTTCGCGCAGCTGGCTGGGCCGCTTCTTGGATTTGTAGAAATACACGTCCTTGGCCTCGACGTAAACGGGATCGTTCAGGCTCCAGCCCTCAATGTCGTATTGATTGATCCAGTAGCCCACCGGCCTGCGCCATTGGTTGTATTCGATCCCGCCCACGACGCGGTTTCCCTGGTGCTTCGGCTTGCTGGCGGGCACGTCCAGTTCGTCCACCTCAATGGCCTGCAGCTGGAACGGGACCAGCCCCTGCTTGGTGTAGCGGTAAAGGAACAGCAGGCCGCCGTCCACCTTTTTGCGGTCCACGGCCATACGCAGCATTTGGTTAAAACTCTGTTCGCCGGTCACGTCGCAGTTTCTGGCCTTGCACCATTGGCGCCACGCCTTTTCCAGCTTTTCGTCCAGTTCGTCGTTGCCGGTTTTCGCCTGGAGGGTGTAGCCCTTGCCCACCACGTTCCGCTTGTAGGCGTGGAGGATAGACTGGGCAATATCGCTGTTGCGCTCCAGGTCGCGGGCGCGGGCGCGTACCACGTCACGGCTGAAACGGTCCGTAACCTCTGCGCTTTCGTTGTGTACCCGCCACCCGGCATTTAGGCGCCCGTACCCTGCGGCGTCATATCCGCGCAGGATCTCCAGCTGCTGCCGCCATGCCTCGCGCTCACAGGCGCGGCGCGGGGAAATGGCGGCCATGATTTTGTCAAAGGCTCCCATAGTTACCTCCCGTCAAAGAACGCCACAAAGGTGCGATCCAGCAGGCAGTTGTCCGTCCCGCTGTCGATCTGCGCCTCCAGGTCGTCACGAATGGCTTTCAGCTGGGCCAGGTCCGCCCGCGTCAGGGATCGGCTGCCGATCTTGTACGATTGGCCGCCGGCCAGAACGGCAGAAATGGCGTTGTTTACCTGCTCCAGCATTTCAGCCGCTTTTGTGTTGTCACTCATTTGGTGGCCTCCTGTCAGATCCATGTGTCATTTTGATTGATCCAGTTTTCTTCCTGGGTTTGGCGCGGCTCCTGCTTGGCCGGCTTCCGCGGCTCCGGTGCCGCCGCCTGCCCCTCCACGCTTTTCAGGTACAGGGAACGGACGCCCATAACGTCCGCCGCCGCGGCTGCGTACACCTCGCAATCCAGGTAATGGTTGTCAGCGTGGGAGGATTTCAGCACCCATTTTTGAACCTCTTTCCCGCCGGATCGCTCGGTTACCTTGTGTTCCGCCGTCACCTGTTCGGCGTATTCCATGTCGCAATCCTTGTAAACCTGCCAGGAACCTGTCCCGTTCGGCTTCCGCATACGGGCCGCGATCTGGTCTTTGTACTTGCCGCCGTCCACCAGAACCAGGGTCATGCCGTTGGCCTTGCTGCCGGCCTTATTGACCACGGAAAGGCGGTAATGGGACAACATGGTGCTGGTGCCCTTGCAGGGCAGCACCCAGTCCGAATTGATGGCGCAAAACTCGTAAACTTCGTCGGTCTGGTCGCCGCTGTCCATCAGGGCCAGGTTGACCATGGCCGTGTCGCCGTTCGGCAGGGAAAACTCCACGTTCATGGCCTTTTCCACCTCTGCCATGGAAAGCGCCTGCCCGTGGGCCACGTTCTGGCTGGTCATGTAGTCGCCCCAGGCGCGGATCGTCCAGTACAGACAATTTTCCTGCACGTCGATCCCGCCGGTAATTAGCTTCGTCCAGGGCGGCAGCGTCCACTCCGGCGTTTCCGTCTGCCGCTCCATGACCAACTCCGCGTTGGTTTTCAGCTTCGTGTCCTCCCACGGCTCCGCCAGCCAGCTGTTGGTGAAGTTGTGCAACAGTTCCGGGTCGTCCTTGCTCCGCATGAACTCCCGCGCAATATCGGAAAAGCGGGTGAACGGGGAATACAGGGTGTTCAGCCAAAAGGCCACGCTCTTGGGGTTCTTCGTCCGCTGCTTCACGGCCTGCCAGCGGCCAGCCCGCAGCATTTTCCCCTTGTCCTGATCCGTAATCACGGCCCCGCAGGCTTGGCACACATACACGGCCATTTCCGCCCGGTCTGTGTTCTCCGGTACGTCGTCCTTGCTGGGCCATTTCAGGCAGCCGAATTTCAGTTCTATGTACTGCCCACAATGCGGGCACGGGACAAAATAATGCTTTTCAGCCTCCGCCGCCTCTTTGGCTTTCCAGATATGGCCCGTTTTCAGGGTAGGGGTGGAGGCCATAAAGATTTTGCGGTTGAAAAAGGTTTTTGTGCGTTCTCGCGCCAGGGAAACGGGATCGGCCTCTTTCTTGGACGCGCCGGGGAACTTGTCCACTTCGTCCAAGAACAGGTAACGTATATTCGTACTGGCCAGATCCGCCGGGCTGTTTGCGCCCGTCAGGTACACGGTCATGTCGGAAAACTTTAGCGCCAGTTTCTTGCTGTCGTTCTTCCGCCACTTATCGGCCAGAACCTTGCAGCTTCTCACCATTGGCTCCAGCTTGCTTTCCGTGGTGCGCTCCGCCAGGTCGTCCGACGGATAAACCACCATGGCCGGGGCCGGGTCCTGCGCGATCAGGCTTCCCAGCATATTTTCCATGGCAGACGTGCCGCCCACCTGGGTGGGCTTCACGAACACGATTTCCTCCACCATGTCGTCGGAAAAGGCGTCCATGATCTCCACCAGGTACGGGGTCACGCTGTTGCTCCAGGGGCCTGGGATCGCGTTGCCGTCCGGCAGTACGCGGTATTTCGCCGCCCACTCCGAAACCGTCAGGCGCTCCACCGGGCGCAGCACCTGAATGGCGTTATAGATCCACGGCGGCACGGTATAGGGTTCCTGCTTGTACTTCCTCATGGCGCCGCGTCCTCCCGCTCCTCCATGATCGCGCCGTCAGAGAACGCGGCCAGCAGGCTTTCCAACTCTTTCCGCATGGTCTTTTCCATGGCGCGGATTGCCACCGCGTCGGCATAGCCGGACATGGTTCCGGCCATGCGCGGGGGAATATTCATAGCGAATTTCTTAAAGCTGGCCATAAACTCGGTTAGTTCCTCGGTGGCGTGATCCGCCGCCAGGTAACGCCCCTCTGCAATCGCCGTTTTCAGGCGGTGCAGCTGGCCTTGGCTTTCTTTCAGTTCAACCTCCGCCTCCAGCTTTTTCAGCGTCAACTCTGCCGCCCGGCTGTTTTCGCCGGTTTCCTGGGCTTTCGCCTCGACGTATGCCACATAACGCTGGATCGTGGCGCAGGTGCGATATTTGCGGGCGCCGCCGCCGGGCGGGATCTCTGTTTCCAGGACGCCCTCCTGGGTCAGCTGCTGCACACGGCGGACCGTTTTCCCCAGCAGCTGGGAGATCACCGTGGTGCTGGACCACTCCGGCACCGTGCCGGACAGCACCGCCGGCTTTTCACTCTTTGCCCGCTTTCCGGTGCCGCCGGTCTGCTTCTTTTCCGCCACCGGCGCCACCTCCTTTTGCTCCGGCAGGGTGCCCCGCCGGTTTCGCTTTTCCGGTTTTGGTCGATTTCGCTTTTTTGCCGCTCCTTTTTCGGCTTATACCCCCGTAGGGGGGTATAACTTTTCCGGCATTTCAAAAAACCGTAACGTAACAGCCAGATTTTTTTCTGTTTTCACAGGGTAAAACGTCGGGCTTTCCTTGCCCCGCACGGCTTTTCCTGCTGGGGAGTACCTACACAGGGGGGTGCGGGGTCCTTAACGGGTGCCCTGGGTGCCCCTCGGCAAAGGCACCCAGGGCGGGAGGGTTAGGCCGGGCCGTCGCGTATGCACACGCCGCAGCGGCGCGGGGTGAAAGGAGGAAAGCCCCCGCGGCACACTCCCCGGCCATGGTGTGGAAAGCAAAGAACCACCGGCCTTTCGGCTGGTGGTTCTCGGTATTCGTTTCAGGGCTTCACCCCTGCGCTGCTTTCCATGCTACCAGTATAGCACGGTCAATAGTCCAAAAGCGTCCAAACTTTTCAGGGGTGATTATTCCGCCCGTGCGTCCCCGTCCGCTGGTGCTTTCTGGCCAGGTATTCCTCCAGCAGTTTCCGGTTGCGCTTGTTCTCCAGGATCTTATCCAGGGCGGCGTTGTAGTAGTTGAACACATTGGACCGGCTCATGTAAAGGGCCTCCGCGATCTTATCCCAGCCCCGGCAATCTATGTGCCGCATTTCCACCACGGTGCGCTCGGTGGAGTTGGCCGGTAATACGTCGATCAAGTCCATAACGTTCAGGACGGCCTTGGCCATTTCCTCCCGCTGCTCCTCGATCCTGTCCTCCACTTCGGAGATCCGAAAGACAACAGACACGGATCCGTCCGTCTTTGTCGGCTTGGTCGGCGGCGTCAGCCTGAACGCGGACCCTGTACTGGGCGCCCGCAGTTCGCTGGAAAGGACGCGGTGGCGTTCCTCCAGGATCCGCTTTTTCCCCACAGCCGTGTGGTACTGCTGCAGATATTCCTTGACAGCCTCACGGCCCAGGGTTTCGTCCGTTGTCTTTTTGCTCATTCTCACACCTCGGTAATGTCGTACCCAAAACGGTCCTTTAGCATTTTCTTTTTCATGGCATACTTGGCCGTTCTGGTGGCCTTGCTCTTTACGTCCTCCACCACATAGCGCCAGCTGTCACATGGCCAGCCTGCGGCGGCTGCCTTGCTTTCTTCCGCCGCATCCCGCTCCCAGTATGTAAAATCCGCCTTGTAGCGGATCGCCCGCACCCGCTTTCCCTCCGTGTCGGTAAACGCTTCCTGCAGGGTGAAATCCACCTGGAGGCGCAGATCACGGATCTGCCCAGCTGCCTGGCGGGCAGCCAGGGCGTCGAACCTGCGGGCTTCTTTCTGGCTGTCGAAATGCAGGACGGCCCCGGAGGCCGTCACCCGCTCGGTGGGGGTGTTGTGGTATTTCATACCCTTTGCCGGATCCTGCGGCGGCGCGGGGGGAGGTGCTGGCCCCCGCCGCTGTTTCTGCTCCATGTACTTTTTCATGGCCTGCGCCTGGTATTTCGGCGGCAGGTCGGAAACGTTTATGGCCATTTATTCGCCCTCCGGTGCGGCGCTGCTCTTCCCGTGTATGGTTGCGATCAGATATTCCCGCGTCAGCATGATGGCCTCCGGTACATCAGCGCCTGCGTTTCTTATGGCCGTGTAGAAAATCCACGTCATTTCTGCGATAACGCCCACGGCGTTGGCCGCGTCCTGGCTGTTACTCATGTTCTGCCTCCATTTCGTCCGGGATCTCAACGTACTGCCACGACATGGGCGGACGGTCCAGGCCGAACTCCGCCAGAGGGCTGGGCGCGTCGAACTTCTCCGGTGACCGGACGATCCAGCCGGAAAGGCATTTCCCGCCG